GATAGAACTGCACTTAGACTAGAAATGTCAGAAGATGAATCAGCAACTGAAAGAGCAAGAAATAGAATTGAAAGAGCCAAGATTGAATTACGTGACTGGCTAGAAAACCTTAATGATGATGATAGTTTTACAAAAATCATGGAAAAGGTTTACACAGATGTGGAAGCAACTGGTAATGGATTTATTGAAGTTGGTAGAACGATTAAGGGTGAGATTGGATATATTGGTCATATTCCAGCAACTACAGTTCGTGTTCGTAGACTGAACGATGGCTACCTTCAAATTATTGGTCAGGCTGTTGTTTACTTTAGAAATTTTGGTGCAACCAATCCAAATCCAGTAACAGCAGATGGCCGTGCAAATGAAATTATTCATCTTAAGTCATACTCTCCATTAAATACTTATTATGGAATTCCAGATATTGTTTCTGCAATGCCGTCGCTAATTGGTGATCAACTAGCATCAAGGTATAACATTGATTATTTTGAAAACAAGGCTGTCCCACGATATATTATTACTCTAAAGGGTGCAAAACTTTCTGGAGACGCAGAAGATAAAATGTTTAGATTTTTACAGACTGGGCTTAAGTCACAGTCTCACAGAACTCTTTATATCCCGCTTCCTGGAGATACAGACCAGAATAAGGTTGAGTTTAAGATGGAGCCAATTGAAAACGGTATTCAAGATGGATCTTTCAAAGAGTATCGTAAACAAAATCGTGACGACATTCTAATTGCACATCAAGTTCCTATATCTAAACTTGGTGGCTCAGAGTCTGGTTTGGCAGCAGCACTCTCCCAAGATCGTACATTTAAAGAGCAGGTTGCCAGACCAGCACAACATCATTTAGAAAAAGTTGTTAATAAGATTATTAAAGAAAAGACAGATGTTCTTGAACTTAAGTTTAATGAACTTACCTTGACAGATGAGATTGCTCAATCGCAGATTCTTGAAAGACTTGTTAAGACTCAAATCATGATGCCAAATGAGGCTCGTCAGGCTCTTGATTTACCACAACGCAAAGATGGAGATGCTCCATTTGTGATGACTCCAAGACAGGCTACAGATGCTGCTGCAACTTTTTCTGGGAATAGAGCAAGAGATACAGAAAGAACAAATAGTCAATCAGATGGACCAGCAACTGTCACTGGACGCAATCCACAGGGCGAGGGCAGAGCGTCTCAATAATTGAGAAATCTCTAAAAACATTTGGTATAATGGATTCTGATATGATAATAAATAAGGCAAATTGGACGACGGACAAAGATAGTGTTCGCCTGTCAATGCCTATTGGCAAGGTAGACGTAGAGCGCCGTATGGTCTCTGGTTTTGCATCCCTAGATAACATTGACAAGCAAGACGACATTGTTACAGCAGATGCAAGCGTTAAAGCCTTTAAAAATTTCAAGGGAAATTTAAGAGAAATGCATCAGCCATCAGCAGTAGGCAAGATGGTTTCATTTAAAGAAGATCGCTACTTTGACCCAAATTCAAAGAAGTTTTATAACGGAGTTTATGTATCTGCCTATGTTTCAAAGGGTGCACAAGATGCCTGGGAGAAAGTCCTAGATGGCACATATAGTGGTTTTTCTATTGGTGGCAATATTAAGGTTTGGGATGATGCATATAATGCAGACTTAGACAAGTCAATTCGCATTATTAAAGACTATGATCTTTATGAATTATCACTAGTTGATAGCCCAGCAAATCAATTTGCAAGCATCATTTCTGTTGAAAAGGTAAACGGTCAGAATGTTCTAACTGGAACATCTGCAGACACTGTTATTGAAAATGTTTTTTACGATTCTGAAAACGGTATCGTATTAGTATCTGACTCAGAAGCAGAAGCAAGCCCAGTCAGTGGTAAGAACATGGAAAACATTGGTTTTGTAGAAAAGAACGATGACGAAAAAGCAAACATGATAAAGTTCTTAGTTGATAGTGCTAAAGGCATTAGTACAATTAAGATTACCAAGGAGGTAAATAAAATGACAGAAACAACAGAAGCAGTATTAGATGCTGTAGTTGAAAATGTTGAAATTACTCCAGAGGCACAGCCAGCAGAAGTAGAAACTCCTGCAGTCGTTGACGAAGTACCAGCAGATCTTGCTGTTGCAAAATCAGATGATGGTGGTGCAGTTCCTTCTGCTCTAGTAGTAGAAGAAGAGAGCGTTGTTGCAGAAGTTGAAGCCGAACTTGCTGTAGCAAAGTCAGATGAATCAGTTGCAGATGCAGTTGCTGAAATCAAGAACTCTCTTACTAATGCCTTTGGCGATCTCGCTACAACCATTAAGTCTCTTAATGAGCAGGTTGCAGCACTTAACAAGTCCGTTGAAACTGTGTCTACAGAAGTAACACAGGTCAAGGATCAGTTTAATGAGTTTGGAAAGAGAGTAGATGCCGTTGAGCAAGATACCGCTTTCCGCAAGTCTGGCGATCTAGGCGAGATCGTGCAGTTTGAGCCTGTAAAGGTTCAGAAATCCCTATGGGGCGGACGTTTCCTCAAAAATTCCGACCTATTTAATTAACAATATATTCACTAGGAGGTGAAATAATGTCAGAACAAGATAAAGATATAGCCAAGAACTATCCAGGTTCAGGTGGCTCAGGAGCAGAACTTAACTCCCAGGGATCACTCGTATCAGGTGGTGTTGGTAGTGCTACAGGTTTAGACTCAGCAGCAGCGTCTGTTGGATCACAACTTGGTAACACAGCAACAGCAAACTTTGGTGTAACAACTGGAGCCAATGCTGTAAACCCAACTGGGGCAACAGGTGGTATTCTTGCACCAGAACAGGCTCGTCGCTTCATCGACTACGTGTGGGATGCAACAGTACTCGCCAAGGATGGTCGTAGAGTTACAATGCGTGCTAATACAATGGAAATCGAAAAGGTTAACGTTGGAGAGCGTGTCATTCGTGCAGCAGCGCAGGGTAGTCCAAACTACACAAACGCTGGTGCAACATTTACAAAGGTAGAACTTACTACAAAGAAGATTCGTCTTGATTGGGAAGTTTCTACAGAATCATTAGAAGACAATATTGAAGGTGGAGCACTTGAAGATCATCTAGTTCGCTTGATGACAAATGCATTCGCAAACGATATTGAAGACCTTGCCATTAATGGTGACGGTGCTACAGGTGATTTCCTTTCAATCATGCCAGGTTTCGTAAAGCAGACTACAGATTCTGTATACACAGGTGGACAGTATGTAAACGATGCTCATGAGTCAGTTGTTACTGTTGCAGACGATAACTGGACAACAACTGTCATGCAGAACATTGTTCTTGCAATGCCACGTAAGTATCGTGCAGTTAAGTCGAACCTAAAGTTCTACGCTGGTACAGATGCATTCTCTGGTATTGTCCGTAACAACGGTACACTAGCAGATGCAATCTCTTCAGCATTCTCTGATCGCACTGGTAGCACACAGCCAAATCGTCAAGCATACCTTGATGGTGGAGCGCAAACAATTGGTGGAGCACGTACAACTCGTGTTCTAGGAATTGATGTCATGGAAGTTCCTTACTACCCAGATGGTTTCGTCGACTTGACATTCCCATCAAACCGTGTATGGGGATTCCAGCGTGATATTACTGTAAACCGTGAATACAAGCCAAAGAAGGATACAATTGAATACACAGTATTCGTCCGCTTTGGTATTCAATGGGAAGAACTAGATGCAGTTGCTTATGCAGATGCAAACGCTACTTCTGAGTAATACTCATAAATAGTTGAATTGGGGGGGCGGTGTAACAACTGCCCCCCTTCTTCACATTCTGGTATAATAACTTAGGAGGATATGATGATTACAATTGATGAATTAGTTACAAAAACAGTTTTTGAGTTAAAGTCCTATGCCAAAAAGAATAATATCAACCTATATGGGGCAACAACAAAAATGCAGATATTGGAAACAATAGGCAGTTTTATTCCAGACCCTAACAAAGAAATTATTGAACCAAAAAAAACAAATGAAAAGATTGCAGTATATTCAACTAAAAATTTACATTGGGAAAGAGTTGGCCAACTAACCACAGGTTACAACATTGTAACCAAAGAAGCATCAGAAAAATGGCTAACACGTAAGCAGGTCCGCCTTGCGACACCTGAAGAATTAGTAAGTTATTACGGTAAATAATGCAAATACTTAGACTTCCACCATATCCATTAACCCTTTCTTATAACGTTCCAGATGCATCTACAGAATATATTATTGTAATTGATGATCTATTGGAACAAACAGAACTTGAGATTATCCGTGTTTCTAATGCTCAAAAGGTTTTAACCTATACACTTACTGACAATTTTCTTAAATA